ACCGCATAATTCCCAACACCATAACTGCTTCCTGCAAACGGAGTCGGGCTATCAATCATCCAGTCATACGTAGACCCAGCCGTTAGGCTAATGTTGTTCGTAGTCCAGTTGTTGCCGTTACCAGAGGAATCGTAGCCTAGCGTGGTTGTGCTAGTGCCGTTGCTGAAGTTCAGCTTGAAGCCGTTGGTTCCGTAGGTTCCTGTATAGGCAATCGGTTGCCATACACCAGTGATCGTGCTGATCTGGCCAAATGAGGATGGTGTTAGGGCTTGTCCGTCGATGAAGTTGACTTCGGCCATGTAGCCGTCGAAGTAGTTATTTGATGCCCCAAATTGCTCTCTACCCAGCCAATGAGCGTTCGTTGAGTTAAATAACCAGCTTTGCGTAACCGTGTTGTTTGTAGAAAAAGCTGTGACTTGAACGCCATTTACATAGATATTTAACTGAGACGCACTATTGCTTGCTGATACAACAATGTGATACCAAGACGAAGGATCGCGATATACAGGAGTAGTTACTTTTCCTTGTTCTGTGCCGCCATTGTTAATTAAGACCCGGATAACATCCGAAGAAAAATCTATGACCGAATAGTGTGTCGTATCTACATAGCAAGTAAATAGCGGATAGACCGTGCTTCCTAGTAATCCTCTTTTAACCCACCCACTCCAAGTCCAAGTCTTTTGATTCCCCGCACTCCCCGGAGTCCTATTCAAATACGCACTTGCACTCGACCGAAGCCGAAGCGAATTCGGAATCTGATACTGGCTTGCGCCGTTAGAAGGAATAATCGGGAGCATTACGCCACCGCCTGAGCGCGGCCCTGCTCATACAGATTGGTACCGTCGGATTTGAAGACGAAGAAGTCCTTGGCATTTGCGCCGGTAGAAAGCATCGGAGCCGTACCTGAGACAAACTTGAACACCGAGTTCCATGTCAGGGTCCGAGAGCCGGTCGCATCCTGATAAACCGCCAGAGAGTAGAACGCGCCATCCACCAGATTGGTCGGAGCGGCCATCGTGCGGTTACCTCCGAGCGTGACCTTGGCTACCTGAGATTGTGAGACATCCCAAGAGATGGTTGCCCCATCCGTCAACGTAGCCGTAGCCGCATACTGTTGCTTTAAGAAAGGCCCTTCAACAATGCCGGCATCCAAGGTATCGCCGGTCGCCATCTCACCCAGAGCCGTCGGAACTCCGTTGGTGAAAATCGCCTTGAGAGGAGTTTGCTTTGCCATGAGTTACACCACTACAGAGATGTTGGAAGCCGAGCCATTGGCCTTGAAGAAAGGCAGTTGAGACCCGGAATTAAGCGTGACCGAGGTGGATACCCCTGCCGCTGTGAAGAACGGTAGACGCGTCCGCTGATCGAGGACCTGCACGTTATTGAGGGAGACCCACTCCAGGGTGTCCCCTGCGGAGGCGGCATTCGATAACACAATCGAAGCGCCGTCTGTTGCGGTGTAGTCATCCCCGGAGACCAGTCGAACCCCGTTGTGATACAGATCGAGGTAACCGACGCTATAACCCGTGGTGTTGATCGTGGTCTGACCAGCGGTTGCAGTGACAAGCTGTCTTTTCTGAACCGTCTGCGGAACCGGCTGTGGGCCTAAATATCCAGACATGCGTTACTCCTGATCGGGAACTTCAATCCAAGAAGTCGTCGACTCATCCCAGAGGTAGGACTTGCCATCACCGGGGTAAGCCACGGGTGCTTCCCAAAGACAGGTGTCTTCGTTCAGTACCCACGAAACAAAAGGTTGTGGGGGGATGAACGCATCACGTACCCGGTCGTAGGTGTAACCGATCCCCGCGTAGTTCTTCCGGAGCGCCTTCGACTGATCGTCGGAAGGCTCGCCGGTTTCCGGGTTGTAATGAATCCCACCCTTAGTGTTGTATGAGGTCTGAACCCATTCACCTGGAGACGAGTCAATAAAAGACTCGAAGAACTCGGGATCCGCGACGATGACATCGATCACAAACCCGTCACCAACTTTTGCAAAATGAGACATGAATTGATCTCCCGAATTAGCTCATCAGGTAACGGATAACGACGATGCCAGAGCCGCCGGATAGCGCGACGTGTGTCCCGCCGGTAACTCTATGGCCGGTCACGCCGCCGCCACCGCCGCCTGTGTTGGCAGTTCCGGAACTTCCGGGGGAGTCCTCACCCGCGCCTTGACCGCCGCCACCCGCGCCCGCCGGACCAACGTAGTTGTAACTACCGGCCCAACCGCACCCGCCGCCGCCACCGGCATAAGTCACCGCCGCGCCCGTGATAGAACTCGAAGCCCCCGCACCACCGGCCCCGCCGGTATTAGAAGCCCAAGACCCACCCGCCGCGCTTTTGCCGCCACCGCCACCGGCGACACCACCACCGTTATTGCCTTGCCCCGAGGTTCCCGCGCCACCACTTGCGGTAGAGCCGCCACCGCCGCCGCTTCCACCCGCACCACCGACGGTTGTTTGGTTGCCTCCAAGACCGCCGCCGACCGCCGTTGTCGCTCCAATACCCGAGATAGAACTACTGCCTCCTTGAGCACCCGAGGCACCGCCGCCACCTACCGTAACCGTGAATGAACCCGCCGCCACCGCAGAGGCACTACTGGTAACAAACCCGCCACCGCCGCCACCGCCGCAGTAAACGCCCGTGGAAGTGGATGAATTGAAACCGCCACCGCCACCACCCGCGATAATCAGATATTCAAGATCATGCGATGCAAAAGTTTGGAACGTCCCGCTCGACGTAAACGTGTGAATACGATACGAGCCGGAGGTTGTAATGCTCCCTCCGGTAGGGAGACTGACGGTGGCAATACTGAAGGCTCGGTCGGTGTAGTTTCCGAGGGTATCCGTTGCTCTTACGGTAAACGAATAACTCGCTACAACCGTTGGGGTTCCCGAGATAATGCCGCTTGAGGATAGCGATAAGCCCGTCGGTAAACTTCCGGAAGCGATGCTATAGGAAAGACTCAACCCAGAATCGTCGGATGCGGAGAGGGTGTAACTATAGGCAACCGTGGCAAATGACCGAGTAAGCGCACCCGCCGCCGTATTCCATGACGGCGCGGTTCCTGTGGTAATGGCATTCGCAAGCGTTGCGGTTCCCGTTGCTTGCACAACCTGGACAGTCAAAGGCCCTTGAGCAATGGAGAACCCTTGAGGTGTCACCGCGCTCAATTGGGTTGAGTTAAGGACCGAAGTCGTAGCCGAGTAGACGGTTCCGTCTTGCGTTACAAACTTGACCGTTGCGTCTGCCGACAGGTATTGGCAGGTCACCGTGATTGTCGTCCCCGCCACACCGGTGTAATTCGTTGGCGATACCGACACAATGGAGGGGCCAGGAGCAACCATAGACCATCGAGTGCCTGTCCAGTACTCAACTTGACTGAGAGTCGTATTGAATCTCGTATACCCTGGGCTAGGGTTTGATGGGCGTTGATCCGTTGTTCCGGACGGAAGGTCAAGCGCCCCTGTTGAGGTATTGATCTTGTCCGATACGTTGGCCGGGACAATACTGTCCGAGGTCGCAAACTTACCATCGGCTTCGGTCTTGTTATACCCATCGATCTGGCTTACGACCGGGGTGGCTCCGATATAACCGCCCATTACGCTTGCTCCAGTACGCTGATAAAGGTGTCAATCGCTGAGTTGGCCGAAGCCGTTACCGTCATGGCCTGCGCGGCAGTGAGAACCACCTTTCCATCCAAGGGAGAGAAGGAGGACCCGGCAGGAATCGGCACCTGGTACACCAGGTTGGTCGAACCGATCGCTACGGTTGCAGTCACCTGACTACTGGTTTTGTTACAGAGCACAATGCCGATCACGATGGCGGTCGTGTTGGCCGGTACGGTGTAGAGCGCCACGCCATTGGTGGTCGCGGTACCGGAAGCATTTTTGAAAGTCGATGACATGGTTTTCCTCTTTATCCAAGGGCTATCGCCATTGCGGTAGCCGTACCTGCCGGATCAATCGTTACGCCAATGGCTGAGGGGGCGAGATAGTCAGTCCCTGCTACCGCCTCACTGAGCCCTCCATTACTCCCCTTCAGCAACCCCGATACCGAGATCGAGATCGTGATGGCCGGGGTCGTTGAGGCGGTGGCCACCGTTCCAGCAAATCCGTTTGCACTGGCCACGGAAACACTGTTCACGCTCCCACTGGCACTCAAAGTCCCATTCACGAAGGAGAGGTTGTCTCCTGTCGATACCTGGGAGAACCCGCCTGACCCGTTGCCTGCCAGAATCCCGGTCCCCGTGGTCGGGGGGGCAAAATTGGTCAGGTCAACGACCGATTCCGTACCCGAGACGTTCTTCTTTAAGAACACCTTGCCGTCGGTGGTATTAACGGCAAGCTCTCCCAGAGCCATCTGGGACGTGGTGGGTACCTTCCCGGCAACCGCGCTCCGTTTCAGTAGAACGACATTCGACATGGGGTCACCTTCTTAGAAGGTGCCGCAATCAATCGTCGAACTCGGATCCAAGTAATCGGTACCCGCCACCGCCGTGCTGAGGGTGCCACCGCCTGCACCTTTCAGGAGGCCTGTCGTGGTGATCGTGGGTTGAGCATCGGTGATTCCGTAACCTGACAACGTAGTGGGGTTGGAACCTCCGATCACGCGGCCATAGGTGTCGACGTTCACGGATCGATATGTGCCGGCAGTCACTACGCCAGAAGCCAGCGACAGGGTGTTCCCGCTCTTGGCGATACCGGTACCGGTAATGATTTGACCCGCCCCAGAGAACTGAGTGAAGCTCAGTGCAGTGCCGGCAGAGCCACCCACCGTAATCGGATTGGCCGTGGTCAGAACCCAGCCCTGACCGGTTTGAACCGATCCTTCTTCAATGAAGGTGAAAGCCCCCGAGGTAACTTCGGCATCCTGATCGAAATCCGTTGCACGATCCCAAACCCCGTTCGCTCCGGTACCCAGGGTGGTAACGACCCAGATGCCGTTTTGTGCTGAAGCGGTCTGATCCTTGAGCAGGATGCGGTTACCTGCCGCCAGTGCAATCCCATCCAGACTGTTCGGCGCACCCGTGATCTGGCCACGCCCTGAGGTCCCCCCGGTCGCGTTATAGGTCACCGACAGATTGTCGGTAGACGCCGCACGAACAGACTGCTTGATGTCCAGACCCGTCGCGTAGGTATCAACGTAGTATTTGTTGACCGCGTCGTTGGCATTGACCGGATTGGCGACGTTGGTGAGCTTGTAACCCCCCACGGAAAGATCAGCCGTAGGTGCTGAGAACAGCGTCAGAGATTGTGAACTTAAGTTCGAAATGTCTGCGGCCAACAGCGCACGGAAGGTCGGGTTGCCATTGCTGGCATTCGGAGCCGCATAGACATAGTTCGCGGTCTGGCTTCCAAAAGCAGTGTTGATATCGGAGCCGGAAGCCGCCGCCAGAGAGCCTGAACTGCCTTTCAACAGGCCGGTCGCAGAGGTGGTGATCGTGATGGCCGGAGTCGATGTGTCGTTGGCGACAGTTCCTGCAAAGCCATTCGCTGAAACCACGGAAAGGGTGGTGACGGTACCCGGACCATACCCTTGAGATTTGACGTAGGCTGTCGTGGCAACCTTGGTGGAGTTATCCGAGGAAGCCTGAGTCGCGGCCTTAAGGACCCCTCCGGTGACATCAATCGTGCCATTGAGAGTCTTATTACCGGAGGCGGTTTGATCGCCACTCAGCGTCAGGAATGCCCCTGACCCACCGATCGGGATCACGTTGCTGGCCGAACCCCCTGCCCCACCCGTGCCGAAACCGTAGTAGAGGGTCAGGTCGACTTCGTTGAACGCAAGTTCAGCGTTGGCAAGGGAGGAAGGAGCGCCAGCCGCACCCGGACTTAGGCGACGTTTGATTCGAAGTGCGTTAGACATACTGCGTTATCCCTGAGTTAAAAGTTGCCGCCATCGGTAATCTTTTCTTGGTTCCGGTTGACCCATACGCCGCCTTGAAAGGCGATCAGGTCGTTCTCCTGCATCCCGTTAAACTGGGTCTGGTAGCCACCGATGCCGTTGGTGATGGATTGGAAGAAATCCTGAGGACTTCCTTGATTCCCCTCACTCAACCAAACTTCATAGGCAGACTTCCCTTGAACTCCCGGTAACCCCCCGACCTGAACGGTCGAGTTTTCCGGTGTTTCCCCGGAAACCGAGACCACCGGCCCCGTCTCTCCGGAGATGTGAATGACGACTTCCGTCATGAGTTCGCCTGGGTTACCTGAGGAATCACCCGCACCTGGTCATCGAAGTACTCTTCCGGAGGCAGAAGGGTTTTTACGTCCCCGGAAGCCGTCATCACCTGAACATCCCAGAAGTAACTGCCCGGTAACACCGCTGTGGTTTCCGCACTGGAAACCTCAAGGTAGTGGTGACCGATTTGCGCTTCTTCTCCCGAGGCAACCTGCGATACCTGAAGTACCGCATGGGCGTCGGAGTCTTTGAACTGGCGCTTGAGAGTGAGCCAAAATTTGTACCCTCGAATATCGGTTCCGTAGGGATACTCCACCCGTAAACGGTAGGTATCGCCTTGACGGATATCGGGGATGAATTGGCTCACCAGTACACTCCTTAAGATGCAGGCTTACAGGACTCCCTGTTGCTCCAGTAGCTTGCGATTCTGGAACCAGCCTTTAATGAAATTACCACACAACCCACCCTCCGAAGATTGGCTCATTGCCTGTGCCTGATGCTCGAATGGGTTGCTGTGACGACTGCTGGCGAGCTTGCCCGCAAGGGCCAAATCCTCCGAAACAACAGGGTCACTGCGGTCGTGTTTGTTGTAAGAGGTGCGAGCACAGCGGGCCGAAGACACTTTCAGCAAGTCCTCCATCGAGAGGGTTTTGCGCTCTTCCGGAGTGACAAAGGGAAGGTGCCATTCACCATCCTTCAGCACCGTCGGGGTAGACACCAGCCACTTCGAGTGCATTTCATGGGCGAGGATATCGATTTCGTCCTGAGCATCCTTGGCACAGCGAACGCCGAAGAAATTCGGAAGCGCCCCCGGATGATTCGTCGCGGTCAGCACGACGGAGATGCAGGCGTGAGGTTCCAGCAACCGGTTGGCCCACTGCTTGTGGACGCCCATCCGAGCCAGTTGCAAAGCGCACAAGATCGAGAAGTTCTTGTGTTCCTCGATGACCTGACGCGCATCGATCTCCTCGTCTTCTCCCAGGACATCGCCTGGTTGCATTCCGGACTGATTGCGTTTGAGAGAAGCGAAGACCGGGGGGGACTTCATCAGTTCATTGATCAACGTCTGCGTCGGGATCGCCCGACTTGACGAGCAGGATCTTGAAAACGCCCGGTGCATCAACAACTGCTGGTGAATGATGCGGGGGTAACGCAGTTTGAAGGTGGTCAGTCGGTCGTTCGCACTATTGACCGAATCGACAACGATTTCGGCAGTGATCAAGGGGCTCATGCAACACCTCGCTCAAAGGCCGTCTGACAATAGATGCACCGTGCCGCTGTGGGCATGGCCTTGAGTCGCTCCTCCCCGACGGGGTTATCGCAATCTTCACAGCGTCCGCTGACATTGATCGGCGCACTATTCAAGGCTTGGGTAATTCGGGATACGCCGAGTTCACGCTCGGTTTCCATCAACGCATTCGCGTAGTCGGCTTCATCAGCCATGAGGCACACTCCTTAAAAAAGCCCCCCGAGATGCGGGGGGTTCTTGTCGACAATTATAAGGGATTCCTTGAATTTGATCTTAAGTTCAAATCACCCCAGTGCGATCGACAAAGCCAGCGAGGTGCTATCCACATAAGACTTGGTCGTGAGTTGGGTCGGCAGGAAAGACACCCAGGACGATCCATCATAGAGTCTCGATTCCGGTACCGTGCTGTTGTAGTACAGCATGCCCACCTGAAGCGGGGCTCCGTTGTACCCGGCGGTCGGGTCCGTTGAGAAAGCCCCCAGATAGGTGTTGAACAATACCGACACCAGATTATTGAACAGCGTCTGGGCGTTGGACGCGGCGGTCGAGGCGGTCGAGGCGCTACTGACTGCGGTGTCCTTGGCCGACAGGGCTATATCCCGCGCCGAGGTGGTGGCATCCCTTGCGTTCGAAGCCTGACTGGCGGAGGTGTTGGCATTCGACGCGGCCAACAGAGCGGCATCCTTCGCCCCCTGCGCGGCGGCTTGCGCCAAAGCCACCAGATTCTGGATCGAGACAGACTGAGCCGCCGCTGACTGCGCCGAGGTTTGAGCCGCCACCGCCGCATTTCGAGCCGTGATCGTGTCTTGCAACAGGACCGAGGGGACCGAGGGGCAGATCGTCCAATTGGATACAGCGGTATCCCCATTGAAGTGATCGACATTGACCGTGAGGACCCCGGTGACTCGATCATAGCTCACCAAAGAGCCCATCATGAAGACCGAATAATCACCGGTCTTGTAAGCCACCAGATAAGACGTCGGGCTGAACCGAGGACTCATGTCCGTATCGATCTGGAACGAATGGGTTCCCAGACTGGGGGTCAAGGAGCTGGTCGAAACGGTGTTGAAGAACGTATTGCTCTGGATCATGGCCAGAACATCGGACCCGACCACCTGCAACCGTTCATACAAGGGTTGCATTGCGGAATCCAACCGTTGCAAACCCATCTCGTCAAACTGCTGAATGGCTTCAGCCCACCCCTTGGCAATCATCTCCAAGCCGTTCAGTCGGATATCGAGATCCTCATGAACGGCGTTGAAATACTCCGGCGATGCGTTCGACTTGTCCGTAACCCGATATAAGTCGAAGTGCCGCACGGTTAGCCTCCTACCTCGGTGTAGCCGGAGATACAGTCCTTGAACTCCAGCAACAGGGCTCCGGACAGATGCACTTCTACATCCATGGGAGAGAAGCGCACGCCGAGGGCATAGAAAGGACGCGACACGATCACCTGATACGTCGACTCAGGCTTGATCGGGATTTCGGTTTTACTGGTTGAGGCCATCTCAGAATCTCCTTAGTAGATCGCGTTGTCGACACGCTTTTCAACGTGGAACGTGTTGGTTGCCGTCGTCGTTGAACCCGAGACTTGAATCTTGTAGGCATTGACGGCGGTCGGCATATTGAAGGTGAAGGTCTTCTGGTAGGCCTTGTCCGCTGACGGGCGATACGAGATCGTGCTCAGAACTGTCGCATCAGCCCCCTTCACGGTCGCAAAGTTGGAACCGCTGAGGATGCTGACCGACACCGTGTGGTTGACGGTATCGAAGTTCCCCAGATCCAACGTCACGCTGATCTGGTTGGTGGTCAGGTTGGACGGCAGGGTTCGCACCGAGGAGACGTGAGTGAAACTGGTGCGAGGACGCTGGACCAGAACCTGGCTCTTGGACAGGTTGATGATCGGCAGAATGTCCTTGGTACCCGTCAGTACGACTCGGAACGGCAACAGCGGAGGCAGGCCATGGAGAATGGACAGACCGTTGTTCTGGCTCGGGTCGTAATCCAGACTCAACCACTGACCATTGATCAGAACCTGGAAGGTCAGCGTCGTTGACGGGGGGACAACCATCGGGGCCAGAAGGTCGATGTGACTGATGCCGTCCGACAGTTGCAGACCCTTCAGGTCGACGGTGATCGAGGAGTTGGTGAACTTGGCGTGATGCACCTTGAACATCAAATCCTTGGTGAGGTCGCCCGTCATATAGGCTCCATCCGTACCGAAGAACAAGGTACCGGAGGCGAAGTCATTTCCGCTGGTGGTGGCCACATAATGTGCCCCCCCGGTCGTGACTACGATGGCGTAACGGCAACCCTGCTTCAGGTAGGTCGGAGCAAACTGAACGAAGGTCCAATTGGCCGGGAACGACTTGAGATCGGCTTGAGCCACCGTCGTTTGGGCAATTACGGAACCCAGATCGGGAGTCCCGTCGCGATTCACCTCACACAGGGCGACATGGACGTTACCGGAAGGGCCCACCTTGGTGAATCCCAGGGACACCCCGGTGCAATAACGGGCCTGCACGTTGAGGAAGGTCTGAGCTACCTGAGCACCTTGAATGGTCGAGGTGGTCTTATCCCACGTCCAGTAGGGCTCGTTGTAGGAATCGACCCAGTACTGGCGGAGGCGCAGGAAGGCGTGCTGAGTCACCAGTCCATAAGAACCGGCATCCAGTTCAAACGACTCGCCATTGCGGGTGAAGATATGGGTGACCGGATTGTACTGACCCGACTGCCAGAACTGGGAGTTGGTGCAGACTGAGAAATAGTCGCCATACCGCAGGCGCTGACGGGCCATCTGGTTCTGAACCATCGTCCACGTGGCGTATTGGTAGTTGGCCAAGGGAATTTCAGAATAGATGGCGTTAATATCCTGCGTGCCCACAACAACCCCGTCGATCGAGGTATAGGTGGGGGTCATCAGGCCGTTCGCATCTACAGACACCAGTCCGTTGTAAGGGTTGTCGACCTGAAGGACACTGGTCCCCATACCCGAAGGGGCAAAACGAATCCCTTCCTGAATGGTCGCCAGATAGCTGGCGTTCTCCGTATCGGACAGTGAGTCGTCGAGGTAGTCATCAGCACTGGCCAGACTGTTAATCGAGGACAGATCAGGTCGCGTTCCGTTAATGGCATTGACCTCGGCCTTAATCAGGGCCACGTCAGAGGCGATCAGCGAGTCATACAGCCGATCCAGAGTGACTTTCTGCTTCAGTCCTGAAACATCACTCGCCAGGGCGGACAATTGGTCCTGAGAAGCGGCCAAGGTCAATCGGTTGGCAAGGTTACTGATGTCGGTACGCAGACCATCGATGATCCTACCGGTCGTCCCCTGCCACGTGTTAATCAGCGCCAAGGCGGCGGCAATCGCATCAAGTTCCGGTACCTGCGTATCGGTCTTCATGACGATGCTTTCGATACCGGAGGCATTCAGCACGATATTGGCCAAGGCCAGATACCCCGTCTGAATCGCCGGAGGGACCGGATCAGCAGCTTCAAGGCCAGCCACCAGCGAAAGATTCGCCTTGCGAGCACTGGTCATAGCTACCGACTGAGGTTCCGTGGCTCGGGTCGTGACATTAATCAGGAAGTCACGGGGTGCCAGATCGGTTTCCAGTGTCTGACCGTAGGTCACCAGGGTAACCACCTTCTTGGCGACGGCTGGCAGATAGGACGTGACCGGCAGAATCACGGTATCGTCCGAAGCAAACACCTGGCCGGAGTCGTAGAGCCGTCCGGGCGCTACGCTCAGCGTGATGGTTGTGGCTTTACTGGCCATGAACCCGGCGTAACCCTTTCCAGAGACCAGAAGGTCTGCGATCAGGTCATCAAACGACTTCTTGGCATAGTTCTGGGCGTTGTTTAAGTCATCGTAGGTGACATTTTGACGTGCCCGAAAAATTACTTCTTTTTGCATTCCTTAAATCTCCGTCCAGTCGCCAAAGCTAAATTGTCCGAACTTCTTACGATCCCCAAACTGCACTGGCTTGTGCGTTTTGGTGCTCACATAAAGCTGATCTCTGAAGGCCTGAGACACTTCAATGGCGTCCAAAGCGTTATTCAGAGTCGATAACTGGTCTTCCACCAGAAAGTCATCCACAAATTCAAAGGCGCTTTGAGGTTTCACTCCTTGAATTCGGGTACGTAGTTCCGCCGTATAGGGGTCTACTGGAAACCGAACCGCATCCAGATAGGCGGTGCTGTAAGCCAACGGGATTCGATGTTCCTGATCAAACAGGCGGATCGAATCGTAGGTCCTCAAATGCACCGTAGACTCCACCATCCAGTGCCCTTCCCATGGGGCGTCGGCATAGAGTCCGACCTCATCCACCGACCCCTCATAAATCTTTTCAGGTGCGATAGTGAGAGGCGTAATTCCGGGGGTCAGCAAGTTGTGCTGGTACCCGGCATAGGTCTCGGTAGAAACCCTTCGGTAAGACATCACCCGCTCTCCGGGAATGGTGTCTCCCAAGCAATCCTGATAGAGCACGTTATCGAGGAAGTATCCCTTGCCGGGATCTCCGGGGATCCTCAACTGCTCGAAAACATCATCTTCAATGACCGCACTCCAGATCAGATCGGTAGTGATCCCGTCCTTGATTAAAACGGCCTTGCGTCCGGTATCCGGGGATACGCCCCGATCCCCGCAGAAAAAAGTCGGCTCCGTCGAAGACCCGAGAAAACTTCCAACCCATCCCAAAGCGGGTCCCGGTACCGCCGACACCACATCCACCGATTGTTCGATGAAGTCGTAGATACGGATCTCGGGGAAGTTCTGCTTCCACGCCGTGAACTCTTCCGAGGTAATGGATTCCCCGGCATAAAACTTGTTGTCCGCAACGTCGGCGTTGACCACCTCGGCCCCGGTAATGGCCACATGCTTCTTGATACCGGCCAACGTCCCCTTGGACTTATGAAACTCAATTGATCTTGAGATCAAATTTCGCCTTAAGGCTTCACTGGGGTTAGGAGCCCAGGACTCATAAAGGAGGACATTGAACTGGTCCATCAAGTGCGGCAAAGCCGACTTCTCGACGGTATCAATCGCATAAACGATCTCAGGGGCAAGATCGAGATGCGAAAGCCGCGCCGCCACCACCGATAAGGCGTCCGTCGAGGGGTAATTGAGGGACGGCTGAATCAGCGGGTCCTTCAACAGGGACTCCAGCGATAAAGGGTCAGCCACAACAACACTCCTTAGGGGGTACGCCAAACTAGGTTAGCACCGCGACCCTCCTCCAAACTTACGACGACGGTGGTGTGGACTCCCCGACATAACCTTCAAAGATTACGGTGATTGCGGTGTTGTGAAGCCAGAGTCCCATGGCGTCGTAACCCCCCTCTTCGGGAACATTACTCCAGGCCCGATAAACCCCGGTCACCCCTTGAGCGACGGCATTCCATTGTGAGGCCACCAGATCCTGACCCAGATAGCGACTGAGTTTGGCGGCATAAGCGGCCAAGGCCGTTTCCACCAGGGTTTTAATGGCAGATCCGTCTGTTCCCCGGTAACACAAGATGTGCATGGTCACTTCATAGTCTTCTGCGGTCGGTGAAAGCACTTCAAGCTCATCCGTCAACGGGCGAATGGCTTCATCCGAAAGTGCCTTGAAGACCGAGGTCAGCAGAGCCTGATCCGGAATACCGGAGGCCAATAGCGGGTAGATGCGAACCTTGCCCGGTGCAGGCCGATAAACGCCGACATCAATGATGTCCTGCCGCACCGATTTGACGTAGAACTCATAAGCGCCCTTCGGACCTGCGCTGGCAAACTGATTCGGTGCCAGTTTGATGCGATCCCTCAACCGATCATCGCTCTCCATTTCCAAACCCCCGGCAGAGGTGGTCAGGTTGGTAACCGTGAGATTGGGGTCGGTCAAGTTCAGAATCGTGGTGATGCTGTTGACCGGCAGATTGTTGCTGGCAATTCCTGTATCCACGGCGGTAGCCGTGACGGACACTTGAGTCGATCCCACGGGAATCGGAGCCTCCACATCGGTGGCAAAGACGAGGTTGCCATTGGCGACTTTGGTCCCGATCGGAATCAGCAGAGTCTCACTGCGAATCGTCGGAATGGTGAAACGCAAGACCGTGGTCGCTGAACTCGGAAGCAGTCGGATCACCCCGACATTGGCTCCCAGATAATCGAGCATAGGGTAGCGGGCAAAGTCGACCAGATTCTGCTTGGCCGCTTCCTGTATGCCGACGCGTAACAGGATTTCTCGGTAGGCCATGAGATTGGTCAGCAGGAACTCGACCTGACCGGGGTACATGGTCTTCCCGGTCAAAGTCTCCCACTGTGATTTCATATCTGCCAAGACCTGATTGGGGTCTCGAACAATAAACTCCGGATCAGGGAGGGCTATCGACGTACTCATACCGGAACCTCGGTCACGAATTGAGGACCCCCGTCCACCAGGGTCCAGGTCACTTGAAGATTGAGATGGCCTATCTCGGGCTCGGACGCCACCAGACTGATAAGCGAAATACGAGGCTCCCAAAGTCGGAGAGCTTCCACGGCTTGAGCTACCAGAGTCGGAATGGCCACATCCATGGGCTTGTCGACATACGCCATGACATCCATGGCAAACTCAGGTCGTAAGGGGTCAGAACCTTTCGGGGTGGTCAAAATCGTCAGAATGCACTGGTTAATATCGTCCAGATCCTCGACGATGCCCCCGAAGGTATCGAGTTGCAATTGCCAATTAACCGACCGGATACTCCGAACATCCTTCATAAGAACTCCTTTGCTCAGTCCGGCTTGCTTGTCTTGGCATTACCCGGCTGAACCTGGCCATGCACGTGGTTGATCACACTGACCCCCTTGGCAATCACATCCTGTGAGCAGGTGAGATTGGTCCCATCAAAGGTCAACTCGACATCCCCAATCTTGAGTCTCGCGGTACCTGCGGGAATCACGATGTCGAGATGGTGAGTCTCCCGGTCATACTCGAATATCGCCCCGTCCTTGAAGGTGGAATTGAACTTGTTCGGGTTATTGACGGCAGACCTGTCCTCGTCTGAGAACGGAGATCCGAGGATGACTCCGTCTTCAAGGTTCTGGTCCATCAGACATGCCACCTGCTCCCCGATGTCGTAGAGGCCGTAGTGCTTGTTATCTTTTGATCCTCGACTCAGGACCGGTAACCAGAAAGACTCAAGTTCCTGATCTTCCCAGCGCACTTTCACGCGAGCTCGCTCAGGATCGACTTGTGTCACGATCCCGTATTTGAAGGAGGCGTTGCGGGTACTGTTGTCACTCATGCGGATTTCTTCAAAGAGGCTTTAGAGGGGTCCCCCGGTCTTTTCAGATTGAGGGTGGTGACCCAGCCGGCTCCTCGGGTCACGGTGTGTTTGGCACTGTCAATGAAATAAGGCCCCCCCAATCGACCCAACCCCACCAGTTCAAGGGTGATGCCGGCCACATACTGAGGGGCCCCAAACAGGGTGACCTCCCCTGTCGCTTGCTCCCGATTAGCCCGATGCAGTTTGGACCGCGCCTTGATTCGCGCCGTCGTGGAATCCTGGGACCTGGAGATCACTTCCAGTGTGTCATCGGCCCCACTGGTGATATCGGCCAAGGCATAGCCCTCTTGCGTGGTCACACCGCTCGATGTCCCCACATCGGACGCCGCCACTTTCGCGCTGACGCGTTTTTTCGATTTGGCATGGTGGTGGGAAATTGTGGCCTCGGAATAGCCGCCAATCGCCTTCAGATTGAAGGAGTACTCGGACATCTGATCCCTGCGGAGCATCAGTCCAGAGGGTTTGTTTTCCAGATCCTCGATCTTGTAGAACGACAGCGTCTTGCCTTTCACCGAGAACGCATAGCCATACTCATGGGCGACCCGACGCAAGTACGCCAGATCCTTCTCGTGGTTCTGAGTACTGCGATCAATCTGAATGTCCTCAATGTCGCCTTTCAGCGTCAGACCATTTTCCTGAGCGACCCGATTCACAATCGCGGAAAGGGTCGTGTGTTCGTAACCCTTATGCTTTTTGGTCCTTAGCTTGGAGGAGATGACCGTAGCCACCCCGTGAATCTTCACCTTGTCCGGAGGCCCGCTGAAATCCACACTCTCGAGCTCAAAATGACCACAGTCCAGAAAACTCTCACCGCTGTAACCGATCTTGACACTGATCGGCAGACCAAAGTTTTCCATCCACTCTTTCTTGAAGCGTTGACTTCGATCTTCAAACTCAAGATCGATTTCGTCCGACTCCCCATGGGTGTTATCGGTGTAGCTGACCTCGACCAGAATCGGCGCAAGGTCTTGGGTGGAGTCCTTGCCATTGAATGCGATCAGTACCTGGGGGTGCTTGACGTTTACTGACGCCATGGCGGTACCGGGGAGTACTCGGGTTGCACTTCAAGCACCGGAATGTAGAGGGTTAAACCCCCTGACAGGACCGGAGTGATGGCTACCGCCGGGTTGGCGGCAACAATCGGTTCGAATCTCAGGGCATCCCCGTAATACCGGTAGGCCAGAAGATCCCAACGATCACCTTCCTGAGTAATGTGAATATGGTAGTGAGCCGTCATCGTGCTTGCCTCACGATACTGCCCATGGAATTGGCGGCAGAGCCAATCACGCCCAGAACAGTCTGGCCGGAGTTAATCCCCCCGGTGACGGTATTGCTGACGTTGTTGACCTTGGTCAGCACGTTGTTGAGGTTGTACTTGCCCCCGGTAATGGTTGAAAGCGCCCCGGAAAGGTTGGTCAACTCACCGGTCGCATTGCCAAACACCTGCATGATCGGATTGAACGACCCGGATAAGGTGCCGAGCGCCTCCTGAAACGGGGTTGTGATCGAACTGATCGAGGAAGAAATCGTGTTGGTCGTCTCACTGATCGTCCCGACAATATCCTTCACGGTTTCATTCACGCCATTGATGGCCTGCGTAATCCCAGAGGGGGTGTCTATCGGGAGCTTGGTTACCGTGGGAACCGCTACCGGAAGAGCCGGTGTCAGAATCGACTTCTTTTGAGCCGCCGCCTTCTGCTTCAACTCCTCTTCGGCGCTTTCGAACGCATATTCAAGCAGGGTGATCTCACCCGACATCTCGATCATGCCCCCCCGATCGGACATGAACTTGTGATCATCGGTAAGCTGGGTGACCACGAAGGTACCCATGTACTTGCCGGTCCCCATGACAAACGCCACAGCCTTGTGGTCGTCCATCATCTGTTTGAGCATTTCGAACTGCTGTTGGGGAGAGCGAGTCATCCCACAATGCAGGTGGTAATTCAGACGATAAGTCGTCAGGGCCGCACCCATCCACTGAAGGCGAGGTTTTCCTTCCAGCACATCGATCTGCGGGAAGTCAGCACCATGCTGTCCTCCCATCTCCTCGATAGGGCTGATGATCTCGATACGAATCGGTCCAATTTGAGCCCACATGGACTCTCACTCCTTAAAAAGATGGATCAGGTGGCGTAGCTCAGGGTTTGCTTGCGAGCGTACTGTTTGAAAGCCACTTTAAGGGCTTGCTCAACCTCGGAACGAATATCCGCACTCCCACCATCCACGTGAATGGTTGGGCTGTAATGATGGTTCACATTCCCCCCGGCCCCTCCGCGTGGCAGAACCAGATTGCGGCTCACGGAGGTTCGGGTGGCTTGAGCCACTTTCTCAGTCGCCTTGATCAACGGGGCCGGTTTCATCGTGTCCGCGATCCCCTGAACAATGCTGATCTTGCTCAAGTCCTTCAGAGGACCGGTCTTGGCCGGAGACCTCGGAAAGAAGTTCATCATCTGGTTGGTCAGGTCCGTGAGCGTACTCATGACCTTGGACCAACGCGACTTAATCCCGTCCACCAGATAGTCAATGATCTTGGCCCCGGTTTCCTTGAACCAAGCCGGTAAGGTCGTGAACAGCGCCTTAATCGAGTTCACCGCATTGCTGAAGTTTTCTCGGATATTCGACCCAATGAAAGAGGTAATGCCCTTCCAACTGGGCAATCCCTCCAGCAGGACTCTCGGCATGCCCACCAGGGCCTTCCCGACAGCGGCAATCGGAGCCAACAGGGTGTTATAGATCGAACTGCCAAGGGAACTGAACATGGCCTTCATCCCGTTGAACTTGTTCGGATCCCCTAACCACTGATCCATAGAGGCCACCCCGGACCCGAGTGA